GCAGCAACGTCTGACGAACAGATGATGAAGTTACCCTTACCACGACGAGTGTCTTGAGCGATTACGTTAGCGTCACGTTCAATGTTGAACAGAAGACCCTTGAAACGCTCAACCGACCAACGACCGTTTGAGTCAACGTCAAGGTCGAAAGTACCAGCAGTTGCAGTCGATGCTGCACCAGGTTTAGCAACCTTGTAGATTGTGCGGATAACTTCGCGGTTGATTTCAGCAAGAATTTCTTGCGAAAGGATGTTTGAGAGTTCTGACTCAGCGTCAAGACCGTGAATTGCCTTGAGATCCTGTGCCAGTTCGACTGTGTATTCTGCCTTCAGCGCACGTGTCTTAGCAGTTACAGTTGTCTTCTCGATTGAGAATGCCATTTCGTTGAAGTCAGTGCCCGAAGGATCACCAAGTGCTTCAGCGTCTGCAGTAGCAATACCAGTACCAGTTGTGTAAGAACCGTCAACTGGGTTCGAACCGAGGTGAGTACCTGTACCCGAGAAGTCTGTGTCTGCTTCGTTGAAGAGTGCTTCTGTGCCGTTCATAGCAGCATAGCGTGACTTCATTGCGAAGATAAGACCAGTTGGACCAGTCATAGGTTGAACGCCAGCAACGTCGTATGCCATTAGGTTAGGCAGAGCACGACGAACGAGCGAGATTAGGATTGGATCGTAGCGGTCAAGATTGTCAGCACCACCAGTGGTTGCTTGAGCAATGTTGTTTGCTGCAGGTGTAGTTTCCCAAAGAGCCGAACGCTCTTCACGGAGTGCCTTTTCTTGGTTTTCAAGAACTACTGCAGTAACCGAACGGCGGTAGTTGTCCTTGATTTCACCAAGACCTTCATGATTGAGAACAGGTTCCCACTTCTTTGTTAATTGTTCTGAAAGAAACATTTAGTTTTCTCCTCTAAGGTGTTCAATAGATTTATTTATAATAAATTACTTTTTAGCAGCAAGTTGGTCCAAAGCACGGACATACTGACTGACTGTTGATCCTTCGATGAACTCGTTGTCAACTCCATCGTCAAATTTATCTTCGGAAAGTGTTCTGTTCTTAGGGAAATAATTTTCCTTAATTACGTTTAGTTTTTCTTCGAAGATATCTGCATTCTCGAATTCTACATCAGCGACCAAAGATTTGAACTTTTCGGCGTCAGTCTTTGCGAGGTCTTCGACCACTACAGAGAAAACACTTTCTTTCATAAGTTCGGTATTGGCATCGTGCAGTTCTACATTTGCAGCGATTGTTTCATCCAGTTTCGACGCAAGTTCGTCGATCTGGGATTGCATTTCACCAAGAACATCATATTTTTCTTCGGGAACATCAATGTAATGTTCCGCGAAAAGGTTTTTCATGCCTTCGATAAACGATTCTGTGACATCAGCACGGAGACCGTTTTCAACTGCAAGTTGGTTTTCCTCAATCCAATTTTCAATTACATAACCGAGATAGGAATCAACCTTCTCGACGAGTTCTGACTTATATTCTTCCATCAATTCAGCAGCTTCTTCAACGAGTTTATCCTCGATGATTGCTACTTCATTGCTTACTCTTGCAACAACCATTGCTTCAAAGAGCGACGATGCCTTGTTGCGGAAATCTTCTGTAAGATCTTCGTTACCGTCGAACAGAGTTGCGAGGTCGGTAGCGAATGATTCTTCTAGATCTTCATCTTCGTCTTCGAAATCATCTTCGTCGTCGATAAGATCTTCGTCTTCATCGTCAAGCGATTCTTTATGAACGTTGCCCTTTGAAGATGACTGATTTACAACTGACGATGGATCAGCAACAGTAGTGAAGTTTGGAGCAGCACCAGCACCACCTTGCGATAGCGTTCCTTGGTTGCTTCCCTTTACAGCACCAGCTTCTTTAGCGCCTGGATTTTCTGTCTTGTCGTCACGCTCACTAGAAATAGTAGCGTCTTCTGACGATCCTTGACGTGGATTAGTTGCATCGCCAGCAATCTTTGCTGGGATCGAAGAATCCTTACCCTTTGCTGCGCCCATTGCACCAGCAGCAGGACTTGCTTGTGACGAACCCTGCATAGGATTGGTTGCGTCACCTGCTTCGGCAACAACACCCTCGGATAGTTGCTTCTTAGTCAGCAACTCTCTGATTTTGTTCTCTACACTCATTTGCTTCTCCTAAAAGTCGAGATTATATGATATTTATAAAAACTTTGTTTTGCGTGAAACGCGATTCAGGAAAGATTCGAATACTGCAAGTTTCGCTTCTTCCAATTCTTTTTTAGTTGCCTTCTTAATATAACGCTTGGACATATCGCATGCTTGCTCTGTCCAAACACCATTTACAACAACCCATTCTTTATTTTCCATGATGCCCTGAACAAACGCATCAGGAGCAGAAGGATCTGCTACGATATCGGCAGCAGTAGCAAGATAGAAATCGCTCTGCACTTCATTGATACCATCTTTGTTCGCTTTCAGTGTTCCCATACCACGGGAAGAAACACCAAGTTTAGCACCACCTTCAATCAGACCTTTGGCAATATTGCCCATTGGTGTATCCATAAGTTTTGCCTTACCAATATAGTTGTCTCCATCTTCTCTGAGAGAAACAATCATATGGGAAACACGATCTAGATTAATCGATGGACCATCTGGGTGACCGAGTTCTCCGAGCGCACGATTTGACTTGACATAACTTTCGTTGTATCTATCAACTTCTTTCTGCATAATCTCTTTTGGATAAACACGCCCATTGCGGTTTTGGAGATTTGACTGAAGGAAGATACCTTCGATAAAGTGTGTCTTCTTACCGTTAGTTTCTTCGGTAAGGATGTTGATGTCTTCAACGACTTCAGTAATAAGTTTCATTATCCTAGATCTCCTTGATTTTGGTGCTGTTGCGAACCATAACCAGAGACCTTAGCAAGTTCTAAGACCACTGAACCAGTTCCTGAAGAAAAGTCAACAACAATGTCGGATCCGTTTTCTTCGTTGTCAGACCATCCCATAAATTCCATCTTACCAGTTCCAGAAAGGTAATATAGAACTACACTATTCCTAGTGACAGTCGCAGTAGAACCTACTGACAACGCCCAGTGAAGAGTGCGAATATTCGCCTTTGGTGAAGACTGAGTTTCTGAAGATTTCTTCAGATCAGTCGCAAGCGCAATGGTAGCGGATCCTGTGCCACGCACCTTTACCACACCATGGACCTGTGTTAGTTTTAGAACCGCTTTAGTCGCCATTTGTTAATCCTTACTGGTATCTTGCTTTCTTTGCATTACGCAAAACTTTGAAATCGTGTCCATCAATTTTACCATTCTTATTGGCATCAATCTTATGTTGATTGCCCTTTAGTTCTTCGTCGGTCTGTTCGATCTCTTCAGTCTTCAGGCTTTCGCCACGTTTGACAAGTTGCTTGCCAGACATGTTAGCACCCTTTGATCTCTTACGAAGAGTTTGAGTATCCTTCTGATCCTTCGACCAGTCTCCACCGCCCATCTTCATTTTATCGACAATCTTGTTGCCTTGAGCACGAGCCTTTGTTCTGTAACTCTTAAGTGTATCTGAAGAAAGTTCTTCGAGTTCTTCGACTTCTTCTTTCATCTTAGATTTACGAGCAGCGGCACGACGCTCATCATCGCTCATCCCAGCATATTTTGCCGCATATGCTTTTGCATCTGCTGTCGATTTTTCCATCGAACGATTTGTTTTCCAAGAACCAGCACGGGAACCTGTTACCGATTTACCGCCATAACCTTTTGGTGCTTCCTCGTCGATATCGACTTCTTCCTTGACACCACGGTCTGCTTCCAATTTGGCAGCGATTGCCATCTGACGACGCTTCTCTGCGCTCTTACCCTTGAACTGGGGAGCATCAGAATCCTGGAAATCCTTGATCACATCGCCCATCTTTGTCTTGGCGACGTTAATTCTTTCTAGTAATTCCTTATAAGTCAGCATCGTCTTCTCCTGCGTCTTCTAATGTATCGTCTTCGGAATCGTCTTCGAACTGATCATCTTCATCATCTTGCGGATCGTCGAACATATTTGATGCCACGGTTTCCCTATGAGCATCTAATGCTGCACCTGCTTTTAGATCCATAATATCATTAAAAACTTGTTCTGCGTCCGCTAGTGTTCCGTTTTCGATATTATTTATTAAGTCTGCTACACTCTGTGTCATAATTATTGTCCTTGATTGTCTTGTTGTTGGTTAGGTTGATCTGCAGGAGGTTCATCGGGAGGTGGTACCTCTGGTGGATTTGCCTCATTTTCTGCTTCAATCTCAGCAATTTCATCATCTGTCAACTTTAGGATATGCTTCTGAACATATTCCTTACTATACAATGAACCGATGTAGTTTGCCATACCATTAAGAATTTCAATACGAGATTGAAGAATCTGTTGTTCTTTTGATTCAGTGTAGAATGCATCGGTCGCATATCTATACTGAATGTTGTCTCTAATCTTATCCCAATCATCCTCTGTGATAATACCCTTCAGTATTAACTGAGTCTTAAGGAGATCGTCAAACAATAGTGAGAAACGACGACGCAACTTAGCAATGAACTTGGTGAACTTCCATTCGTCGCGATTGATTTCCGCCGCACGACCAAAGTTTAAACCAGACTGCTGTTGTAGTCTCGAGATAGGAACGTTCAACGCTTGATATAGTTTGCGCTGGAAGAATTCTACGTCTTGGATCTGACCAAGGTTTTCTCCACCAGGAAGTGTTTCAATCTGAGTACCACGACCACCTTCGCGGCGAGGCAACCAGAAGTCTTCAAGCATCGACATAAATTTCTTGTCGTCGCGGATTTCACCAGTGTTAGAATCGTAAACGATCTTGTTACGATACTGGTTCATAATACCTTTGAGGTATTGTTCCGCTTTGATTTTTGGAAGATTACCAACGTCAACGTAAAATACTCTACGCTCTGGGGCGCGAGTAATACGATAAATGACCAGTGCGTTTTCCATCATACGCAACTGGTTGGCAGGACGAATTGCCTTGTGAAGATACGATAAACCTACATTCTTGTCCTGATCAACAAGACCAGAAGGAACGTGGCAAATAGCATCCTTTGTAATCTTCAGCATATTTGAAGTGCTAGAATAATCATTGACGTTCGCTGTCTTTTGATTAACTACGCCCTTCTCGTTATAAAGGAAATATTCATCAATTCTTTTGATGAACTCAACGCCAGACTTAGATTCTTTTTCTTTGATAATCTCACGAACCTTTTTAATCTTTCGTGGATCAATGTATCTGACATCAGTAATACCCTGTTTAGGATTTGCTGTATCAATAACTTTATGGAAGAAAAGTCTACCGTCGATATACCAACGACGGAAATAGTCTTGCGCCCTGAGTTTAAAATCCAGGACTCTGAGGATTTCTTCGAATTCTTTTTCGATGTCTTTCTTAATTCCAGCGGAAAGTTTTACATCATCGAGATTAATTTCGATCGGATCTTCATCATCAAGATTCGAGATAGAATCGTTAACAATATCATCAATTGCTGTGTCGACATCTGCCATACCAGCAATGTCACGGTAGCGTCTGATCAATTCTTGTTCGGTGCTGGCAGTTCCATCTAGATCTAGATATGTGCCGTAGTAACCACCTGCTTTAATCGCATCTGTGCCACCATCGTCTGTCGGAGCCACGAACGATTTTTCCGTTGGCGGCTCCGAAGACTTCGTAATCTTATAACCAAAAATTTCCATTATATCAAATTACTCTTACAGGGTGTTTGTTAGGTAGTGCGAGTAGTTGAAGGTTACTGTGAACTCTTCAATTACATCGTTCTGACCGTATTGTAGAGCAATTTCCGACATGTTGATTGGGAACGAGTTATACAGGGTGTATTCCATCAGAACTTCGTCGTTACGATCAAGATGCTGGACAATAATGTCTGCTTGATAGTCTGTTGGTGATAGAACGCCTGTATTCAATTCCAGATCATTCATTCCGTTCATCCACTCTTCGAATGGTTTACGGAGTGACATCTCAGTATCGTTTACAATAGTGACTGTCCAAGGATCGAAGAT